TCACAAGAGTGGCTTTATAAATTAGAGTTTGGATGGTGGAACAAATATTGTGACACTGTTCTTCGTGCTTACTATTATACCAATCTTCCAAACGGTGCCTTAATATCTAGTTTCAATCCTAGTCAACTTATGAAGAATGACCAGACATTGATTCGTTTAGATACTTTTGGCGCTGTTCTAGTGTTCTATGAAAGTTTAGTTACTGAAGTTTCAAACATGAACGATGTAGACAAGATGAACTACGATTTTGCAAAAGATCGTTGTGACCGTGAATGGATAAAAGCATTGGAGTTAATGAACTTCTATGACTTATATGGCAATTCACCTAATGGTCCTGCTACAAAACTAGAAGAAAATTGGGTCGCAGACGTTGATTATTTCAATGGCGATAGGAGATTTTTTTAATGTTCGTGACAAATAGGAACGATCCTTATATCACTCAGCAAGAAATCATAAAGATGTTACAATATTATATTCCAAAAAGTTGGAATGTACCAATCTTTACTGAGTTCGCAAGTGATACAGATATTGTTCGTTACGGCATTTATATTTCTAGTATTGTTACAACTAATAGAGTTCCAAATCAATTAGGTGTAACAACTGGAAGTAATATCTACAACGCTACTGATGAATTTTACATAGCGTATATAAGTTTTCAAACAGATCCTAATTTGGGTCGTGTTCGTGATATGGTCAATAACTTAGTTACTGAAAATTATCCTGGAACTGATGTACCTTTTCTAAATGGTTACTTTGAACGTGACTATGCAGAAGTGTTAAATTATGGAACACAACGTGAACGATATACCTGGACATTTAGATTAACAAGACTTGAATTTCAATAACGCCAAACACAAGGAGAACAAACATGGCACGCATAGCAACAAACACACAGGGATCGCAACCTGTAATTACAATTGGTTTATCAGGTTCAAACCTAGCCAATACGTCAACATCTATCACAATACCATTTGTGCAAGATTTGACAATCACTAACAGTACAGGCGTTTATGCTTATACTGATTTCACTGATGTAGATCAACGTAAGTTGAGCACACCTGCAGATAATAAAATCGGAACTAACGTAGTTGTTGATGATATTGCTAACTTCGGTAACGCAAATGCAACAGCAAACACTGCCGCATTTTATGGTATCGCAGTTTTGTCTACAAACAAAAACTCGTTAGACTTCCAAGTTGATTGGAACGGATCCGCAAATGGAGCATACTATTATAGCGGTACTGGTTTCATTACTAACTTGGCACCAAAGACTAGCCCAACACAACCTGTATGGGTAACACCTTTAGAGATTGCTGTTGACGGCAGTTTCACAAGTGGTGTAGTCGGTGCTTAATTGATTTAACAAAATCAATAATAAAGGGATACTTAAAAGGTATCCCTTTTTTTTAATAAATTAAGGAAAACAAATGAATCAACAAAATTCAGTATGGTTAAAAACTAATGAAGAAAAACTTAGAAGCCTTCTTGCTGATGAGGCAAAAATGATGCCAATGCTTGATAATATGCAAGCAACAATAAAGCAATTAAAAGCAAAACAAGCATTTAGAATTGCATTATTAAATCAACTATTAGATGATATAGAACTAGAATAAATACAATATCAAATTAACAATTTAAACAGGAGAAATAAATGAACATAGAGAAATTCGCACATACCCCAAAACTAATAGAAGTAATATTAGATGATGAAAATCTAGTAGAAGAATATGGGGAACCAATTACATTTTATGCTTATGATATTGTAAGTATGAACATATACTTTGATTTTTTTAATTTACGTAGTAATAGTGAATTTGAAAATTTACACAAGTTAATTAAAACAATGATTTTAAATGATAAGGGAGAACCTGTATTAACAGAAAATAAAGATTTACCAATGGATATAATGACAAGTGCAATTGTTAAAATTGGTGAAATCTTGGGAAAGTCACTCGGCAAGAAGTCAACCCAAACAACTGGCAAAGCGCAAAATTAATCACTATTGGGAGATTAGCAAAAGAATATGGCATGTTACCAAGTGAAGTTGCGTTAAAAGCAACTACATTTGATTTAATGGTTGTTGATGTTCTTGCCACGTATGACAAGTATGAATCATATAAAGCCAGAGGAGAAGTTATGCCAATGGATGATGCATATAGCGTAGATGAATTACAGGATATTTTAAACAAGGCTAGAAAATGAGTAAGATAAGCGATAGATTAAACAAAATGTTAACTATTTTAAATAGTGATCAACTTGCCACTGTCGCTTATAATGAGTTTGTTAATAAAACTCCTGAAAAAACAGGTAATGCAAAAAGAAATACTAAGAAGATTCAAAAATCAATTGTTGCAAATTATCCCTATGCTGAAGTTTTGGATAAGGGTAGAGGTGTAAGAGATGGTCAGATGAGAGGAAGTACTCAAGCACCACAAGGTATGACTAAGCCAACAATAGAAGCACTACGCCAGTATGTTTATAATAAAACTGGTATAATAATAAAATAAGGTAAGAGTATGGCAACAATAGACAATTATACAGTTAATATTCAAGTTAAGGGTGACCAAGATGTTAAAAATTTAACAGTATTAAATCAAAAACTAGGTGAGTCAATGACTCATGTTAATGAAAAATTTGAATTAATGAGAACAGGTGCTGAAAAGTTTGCTGTTGCTATTGCTGGAATTGGAATGGCTGAATTCATTCATAAAATTGCTGAAAGTGCCGCACAAACAAAAGATTTATCAGAAGCATTTGGATTATCAATTGAAAGTGTTTTAGAATTACAAGCAGGCTTTTCTAAAGCAGGTCGTGATGGTGATGCAATGACACGAATGATGACCAGTTTAAATCAGAAGGCAATAGAAGCTGCTGATGGCAGTTTAAAAGTAACAAATGCTTTTGAAGAATTAGGTATTTCTTTTCATGACTTAAAAACATTAAGCATGGATGAAGTAATGCTAAAAATTGGTAAGGCAATGGAAGATAGTAAGGGTTCAGCCAAATCAATTGCGGCGGCAATGGAAATTCTTGGTAAAGGGGCAAAGGGAGTTCCCTGGGGTGATTTTGTTGCAGGATTAGAACGTGCAAATGGTAAAATGGGTGAGGCTGCTCATGGCGTTGAAGAATTTGACAAATCAATGAAAATGCTTGAACAATCTGCCAGAGATATTAAACGTGAATTTATGACTTTATTAACACCTATTGTTGAAGTGTTTAATAGAATGATTGAAGGAGGAGATAATGCAAAAGTAGCGGCTGAGGGTTTGGCAATAGCAATGGCAGCCATTGCTGGCTCATTAATTATTTCTGGATTAACAACAGTAATTAACGCATATAAAACTCTTGCTACAATGATTGGCATTACAACAACAGAAGAAGTTGCTGAAACTGTTGCACTTAGTGCAAATAGTGCCGCATTAATTGAAAATGCAGGCGCACGTGCAATTGAATTAAGAGCAAAAGTTGAATCATTAAAAGCAAGTATTTTATTAGCAGAATCCACAATCGCTGAATCTATGGCAGCAGATAAAAATACTGTTAGTGCCATAGAAAACGCGGCTGCAAAACGTGTTGTTCTTTTTAACACTCGTATACTTGCAATAGCAGAAGCAGAATTAGCAGGAGCAAGTGCATTAGCAGCCACAGCATTACAAGCAGAGGCAGGCGCAGCCGCAACTGCCGCAACAGCAACAACAGCATTTGGAACAGCAATTAAATTTGTAATGGCAAATTTAGGACCAATCGCTCTTGCAATTACGGCAGCCGCAACAGCATATGAATTATGGTCAATTTATTCTGATAAAAATAAAGAAAAATTAAAAGAACAAGGTGATCAAGCGGCAAAAACAGCAGAAAAAGTAAAAAATTCAACTGTACTTCCAGATACTCAAAAACAATTAAATCAACAAGCAAGTGTTGAACAATCATTAAGAAATCAATTTGAAACTCAAGCATTAATATCAACTCAGGCAGAAAAACGTTTACAAATGCAAAAAGATGTTATTGGATTAAGTGAAATTGAAAAAACTACTCGCCTCGCTCAACTAGACCAAGATCAAAAGAAAACGCAAGAAATATTAAAATTAACTCAAGATATTGAAAGACTAGAAACACAAGCAAAAAATGATGGTCCAGAAGGCGCAGCCAAATATGCTGGTCAATTAACCATAATGCGTAATCAATTAGATATTGCTAGTAAACAGGTAAGCAAAACAGCAGAACTTACAACTCAATTAAAAATTGCTGAACAAGAACAAATGAAATTTAAATTTACAATGGATCTTCAATCAAAGGCAATGGATGATATGATTAGTATCCAAAATCAAATCAATCAATTAACAATGACAGGTAATCAAATTGCACTTGCAGGAATTCAACAAAAAATAGAAGCAGAGGCAAGAGCAGAAGTTAAACGCCGTGAAGCATTACTTGGAAATGGAGAAAAATTAGGTTTATTAGAACAAATTGATATTTTACATCAAGTTGAAAAAGCATACGATCCAATAATTAGAAAACAAAAAGAATTAAATGACCAATCACGTACATTTGAAACAGGTTGGAAAAAAGCCTTCAATAGTTATATGGATGATGCAACTAATTCCGCAAAGCGCGGTGAAGAAGTTTTTAACAGTATGACTAGTAGAATGAATAGTGCGATTGATAATTTTGTTGAAACAGGTAAATTTAGTTTTGCCGATTTCTCACGTAGCATCATACAAGATTTAATTAAAATTGAATTAAAAGCACAAGCAACACAATTATTGGGTGCAATAACAGGCGGTGGTGGTATCATTGGTGGAATAGCAAGTTTATTAGGATTTGCTGAAGGTGGAGAACCACCAACAGATAAACCAAGCATTGTTGGTGAAAATGGTCCTGAAATCTTTATACCAAGGACAGCAGGCACAATCATTCCAAATAATGGCACAGCAAGTCAAATGTCAGCAAGTGCCGCAGGTACAACAGTTAACAATTATATTACAAATAACATATCAGCAATTGATAGTAAGTCAGTTGCACAAATGTTTGCAGAGAACAGAAGAACATTGTTAGGTACAATGCAATTGGCACAAAAAGAAAATTCATACGCAATAAGATAAGGAATAATAATGGCAGGTTTACAAACAATTTTAGACTATTGTAACGGTATAGAAATTGACCGTAGAAAAACAGTAGGTATTCAGATAACACGAAATGAAATTCCTCGTGTTAGTCAAACACCAACAAAAAATCCCTGGCGTTTTACTATTGATATGCCAAGTAGTTTTCAGTATAATGATGCAAGAGCATTAATGGAAGAAATAGATAGATTAGATAGAATTACACCACAGATTGTTACTTTTGGTAACAATTCAAAATTAAGTTGGATCTATCGTTATCAAGGTTCAATGACATTAATTCAAATTACCAATCTTACTGTTCAAAGTTTTGTTGGAGATCAACTTGTATTAACTGGATTACCAACAGCAAATCAAGGCGCAATTATGTTTGCTCAAAACGATTTGATTCAAATTAATGGTCATCCATATCCATTCACTAGCACAACTGTTGTAACTCGTGGCATTGGATCAACACTTACAATTACAACTAATAGACCAAATATCATTACTGGAACAGTTGTTGGTAGTGGTGTAACAGTTGGTAATGATTGTTCATGGAATATGTTCTGTCCAAATATGCCAACATATAAATTAATTGTTGGTGCACCACAATATTATGGAAATACATTAGTGGGTAATGCTATGTTAAGTTGGCAAGATAGTTTTAAGTTTTATGAATTTGTAGGATCAGCATAATGCAAAATATTCCAGCAGTAGCAGATGACCCAACATTATTAATTAATGCTGAGTTTGTTAAGTTAAAAGTCTATAATGACTTTAATGATCCAAGTGACTTTGACATTTATACATTTAGTAGTTCATATAGATATGAAACAATTGATGGTGTAGTTTATTCACCCTTAGGTGGATTGATGAATGTTGGAATACAACAAAGAGATATTCGTGTTACTTCAGCAGATACTAGTGTTTCAATCTCAGGTATTGATGGTGATAATATGTATAATATTCTTAGTAAGAAAATTAAAGGTAGCGAATTAAATATTATTCGTGGCTTTTATAATAGTAATTATATATTAACAAGTAATGCTATTAGATTTCAAGGTATTGTTACAAGTTATAATGTTGTTGAAGAACGAAGTGGTCAAGATGATAATTTTACCATTGCTATTAACGCAAGTAGTTTTAAAGTTGTACTAGAAAATCGTATTGCTGGTCGTAGAACAAATAATGCAAGTTGGCAATTCTTTAATCCAAGTGATACTAGCATGAAAAACATACAAAGTTTAAGTGGTACAAGTTTTGACTTTGGCAATAAAGTTGGTACTAGTTCAATTAACCCAAGTGGTGGTTCATTAGCTGGACAAACAACAGCACAAACTTATCAACAAGGTGGAAGATGATAAGACAAGCAAATAAATTTGATATTCCAAGAATAATACAAATGCTTTGGAATTACCATGATAGTGGTAAAATTAAAGGTATGACTGTTAAAGATGATTCAACAGCATTAATTATATTAACTAGAATCTTAGTAGGTGGTGGCATAGCATTAGTAAGTGAAAAAAATAATGTTACAACTGGAATGTTATTAGCAGTTAAAAGTCCTTATTTATGGGACAATAGTAAATTCGTTATGCGTGAAATTGCATATTGGGTAGAAGAAGAATATCGTGGTGGTTCAAGTGGTTATAGATTATTAAAACAATATGTAGAAACATGTGAACAACTAAAAAACACTGGCAAGATTTGTAATTATACAATGAGTCAATTACAAGGACAAAATCTAGACTATAGTAAGTTTGGATTTGAGCCTGTAGAACAAACATGGAGAGTATGAGATGCCAGAATTTATAGAATCTGCCGCGAGTAGTGCAATAGAATTTGCAGAAGATGTTGGCTCAAAGATTGTTGAGAATGCAGGATCAATTGCCACATTTGCGGCAAAGACAGCATTAACTATTGGCATCAGTAAACTAATATCAAATCGTCAAGGTACTCCTGCAGTTGGTACACAAGATACAGGTGCACGACTTCAACTACCACCAAGTACTGATAACTTATTACCAGTTGTTTATGGTGCAAGTTATATAAGTCCAAACATTACAGATGCATTTATTAGTACAGACCAAACAACTATGTGGTATGTTATGGCTTTATGTGAAGCAACTGATATTGGCACTCTTGGTTTTGCAGAGTTTTATTATAACAATAGTCAAATGTTATTTGATGGAGTTGATTTAACAAGAGTTGCCGCATTAAGAAGTAATTCAAGTCCACCACAAGATGATACAAGAATTGATGGTAACTTATATGTTTATGCATATAGAAATGGTAGTTTTAGTGGTGTTAACACAATATTAAGTGCAATTGAAGTATTAAGTGATCCAGCGATTCCAGAAGCAAGTCGTTGGACAAGTACAGACACAATGGATAATTGTTGTTTTATAATTGTTAAAATGATTTATAACAATGATGCAGGAACAACAAGTGCAGGTACAATATCAGTTAAAGTTGTTAATACAAATGATAGTCCAGGATCAGTTATAAAAGATTATATGATGAACACACGATATGGTTGTGCGATTCCAGAAAGTAAAATTGATTTAGTAAGTTTAGATAATTTGGATACTTATAGTAATGAATTAATAGAATATTATGACCCAAATGGAGATTTACAAACACAAAAACGATATCAGATTAATGGTCCAATGAACACAGGAACAAACTGTTTAAATAATCTACAAGAATTAGCAGATGATTGTGATAGTTGGTTACAGTATAGTGAGTTAACTGGAAAATGGAAAATAGTAATTAATCAAAGTTATGCACAAGCAGGATTAACATTTAATGATTTATTTTTAGTTGATAGTTCAAATATCATTGGTGGTATAGATATTAATCCAATTGATTTAAATGGAACATATAATCAACTTCAAGTTCAGTTTCCAAATACAACAACAAGAGATCAAACAGACTTTAAACAAATTGTATTGAGTGATACACCTCAGGTAATATTATTAAGTCCTAATGAACCTCTTAATCAATTAGTTATTCAATTTCAACAAGTAAACAATTATGTTCAAGCATTATATTTAGGTGTCAGACGTTTATTGCAAACAAGAGAAGATTTAATTATTAACTTTGCATTAGATTATTCAGGTATACAAGTTGAAGCAGGTGATATTTTAAGAGTAACACAAGAACATTATGGTTGGGATGAAAAACTATTCAGAGCAAGTCAAGTACAAGAAGCAAAAGCACCTGATGGAACATTAGGTGTTCGTATTACAGCATTTGAATATAACAGTACAATTTATGATGATACACCATTACAAGATTTTGTACCAGAATCAAATACAGGATTAAGTAATCCAAATATCTTTAGTAATCCAGGCACACCAGTTGTAACAATGGCTCTATTAACAGATGGCAATGTGCAATCATTTAGTGTAAGTTCAACTGTACCTTCATTAGGTAATACATTATACATGGATTTTAATTATGGACTTACTAGTAATGCTAATGAACATAAATTATATTCAACAGTTAGTAGAGGTGATGGATCAGCATATGTTCCTGGTGAAACTATATCAATTAGTGTTGCTGATTTACCACCAGACACATATTATTGGTCAACTACCGCTAGAAATAATAATGCAGGTAGTAGTGCAAGTGTAAGTGGTACTAGCCATCCCTGGACAGGTCCCAATGTTACAGCATATGATTATGGAGTTGATGCTGGTGGAATTAATTTAGTTCAGATGGCACCAGGTGCGGCTGGCTTTGCATTGTTAGCAAGTTTTTCAATGATTACTACTCCAGTAGTTCCGCCTATAGCACCTACAGCAAGTTCAACTGTTAATATACCATATGTATTAGCAGGCACAACTGTTGCCGCAGGTGATTATAATTCTTGGCAAAGTGGAACATGGCCATATAGTGGTTGGGTAGCAAGTCCAGGTGGATTAAGTGCATATCGCCCAACAACAGCAGGTGCTGTTCCAGGAACTAGAACTGACTGGGCAACATTAGGTTGGTATATTGCTCTTTATATTGATATGACTAGTGATCCATTAACAATTGTTGAAAAGGCAACATTATCAGGTACATTGTCATTTACTACTGATACAGATAATACACGAATTCAAATTGTTCGTGCTCCTGCATTTACAGCAGGTACTTTTGTTTTTCAATTAAGATCCATTCAAGATGTAATTTTACCAAAAGCAGGTGAATATACATTTACTAATGTTATTAATGATGGTGTTAATGGTTCATCAACTATTAATGCATATAGTTACTTTTTAAGAAATGTAACGCCAGGATCAACAATTACATTGACACAGGGCAATCTTACAATCAAGCAAACCAAGTAACATAAATACTATAAGGAAAATATAAAATGAGTTTAATTTTAAATGGCGCAAAGACGGCATACATTGCAGGTTCACAACTTCAATGTATAGAAATATATACTGGTGAAGCATATACTTTGCCATTTCAATTTACTGATGCTGTAAGCAATCCAGTAAACATTAGTTCATGGACATTAGCAGTTAGTGCAAAATGGTATAGTTGTGATATCAGTTATACAAATCAGGCAACAAGTACAGAAATTGATATTACAAATCTATTACTTGATAGTCCACAACCACAAACACCAGCAACATTAACTACTGGTAAGATTAGTGGTGGAACTACGGGACTAGGTTATATTTATATACCAACAAGTATGAGTGGTGGAATAGGAAGTCCTCCAACTCCAATTTCAGTATTACAAGATAATCCATGTATATTAGCAATTATAACATTGACAGTAACACGTACAGATCCAAACAGTGGTTCAAACGATATTAATCGTGAACCAATTGGCATCATCATAAGGTATCAATAATGAGCGAAATTCAAGCGAATTTCACAGTCAATACTGTAACAGCACAGATTGTCTATGAATCAAGCCAAATCAATTTTACACCTAACACAAGTGTATTAACAATCTCTACAGGTTCATCGCCTGCGGCGGCTGAACCTGTTAACTCAGTTCAATATAACTTAAGTGGTCAATTGGCTGGTAACAGTTCATTTTACTTTTTAGATGATATTGTTCATATGCCAAGTATTTTTGTACCTGGACAGGCAGATATAAATGCCGCAAATTTTGCAAATTCAAATGTTGGTAATGTTTCATACATGAATGCAAATGTTAATAATGTTCATATTACTGGCGGAACAAATGGATATGTTTTACAAACTGATGGTATAGGTAATTTAAGTTGGTATCCTCAATCAACAGGAACATTAACAGCAAATATTAAAGCAATATCAAATGCAACACCAATGATTATGACTGTTGCAAATACTGTTCCATATATTAATTCAGCACAAGTAACAATAAGTGGTGTTGCAGGAGCAAATGCAAATACTATTGTTAATAGTCATAATTTCTATGTTAAGTTAGCAAACAACTTTCCAACAACAGGTAATGTTAGTTTGTATACTGATAGTAATTTAACAAGTCCTAGTGTTGGTACTGGATTAGTTGCTACAGCAAACACAGGCATAGCAATCACTTATACCAGTAGCGGTGGTGGAAATGGAACACCAGGCGGTGCAAATAGTCAGATACAATTTAATAATAGTGGAACATTTGGTGGCAATACTGGATTTAGTTTTAATAGCACAAGTGGTAATGTTGCCATTCCAGGTAATCTTTCAGTTGTTGGTAACATAAATGTTGCAAATGTTTCTGGTAGTTATTTTATTGGTAATGGGTCAAGTTTAAATTCAATTACTGGATCAAATGTTAGTGGATATGTAGCCAATGCAACACATGCTAATGTTAGTGATTCAGCAAATACTGTTGCAGGTGCAAATGTTACTGGTACTGTAGCAAACGCAACTTATGCAGTTACATCAGGATCAACTGGTAGTGCAAATACAGCAAACACAGTAACAAATAATGCACAACCAAATATTACAAGTGTTGGCACATTAACTAGTCTAAGTGTAAGTGGTAATATTACAAGTGGTAATGCTAATTTAGGTAATTTAGTAATTGCAAATTACTTTAGTGGTAATGGCGCAAATATTACTGGAATCACTTCAACTTCTCTTGCAAATGGAACTAGTAATATAACTATTCCAATAGCAAATGGAAATGTTCTTGTAGGTGTCGGAGGCAATGCTAACGTAACAGTGTTTAATTCTAATGGACAAGTTAATGTTTCAGGAACAATATTCACAACTAATGCTGTTATTGGCACAAATGGAAGAATAACATTTAATGATGGAACAGTAAGAATTGGACCAAATGCTAATGCTTACGGGACAACACAAGTTGCTATAGGAAATAACGCATCAGTTTCAAATTCAGCCTCTTTAGGGGTTGCGATTGGACCAAGTTCAAGTGTTGTCGGAAATTCTGGTGTTGCGATTGGCTCAGGTTCAAAAGCAACACTCAATGGTGTTAGTATTGGTGTAGGGGCATTTATTGCCGCTAATGCTAGTGCCCACGTTAATATTGGTGCTAATTCTGGTACCAATCAAATTATAGGAAGTACTTTTAGAACAGCAGTTGGTGCTAATTCAGGTCAATATGGGAACGGAACAAGCATCACAGCATTAGGTGCTTTTGCTGGAACGGCTCAACAAGAGTATGCACTTGCTGTGGGCTTTGCGGCGGGGTCAAATATACAAGGCCCATACTCAACTGCCATTGGCGCATATGCGGCAAATAGTAGTCAAGGTTCAAATGCTATTGCGATTGGTTCTTTAGCAGGGGCAAATTCTCAAGGTAACTATTCAATTAGTATAGGTTCGCTTGCGGGGTATCCAAATAGTCAAGCAACAAATAGTATTGCTATTAATGCTACTGGAGCAAATTTAAATGCACCAACAGCAAATAGTTTATATGTTAAACCAATTCGTGATGTTACTTCAGCCTCAGGTTTTACTGTTCAATTATATTATAATCCAACAACAGGCGAGATTGGTTACAAATAATTAGCATAAATACAATATCACGTACACGAATTACAGCGAGGTAGCAGTAATTCGTCATAATGCGAGACAGCAGAGGAAAATGAAATGGCAAGATTTAGTCAGTATACCATCACGCAGGTTGCCGGATTTGATAATCCAATATTAGCGCAACAACTAGTTTATAATCAAAAAGATTTTTGGAATTTCTCTTGGGGTACAAATACTTCAGGATCTAATGGCTGGAATGTATCAACTAATCCAATCAATCTTACAGGTGCAACAATAAATGCACAAATAATTCGTAGACAAATAACTAATCTGGAAGATACAAGAACTGGGTTAAACTTTGACATCTTAACAGATTATCCCTTCCCCAAAATAATAGAATCAATTACTAGTACATCAAGTACAGATAATACAATGACAACAACTGATACTGATCTTTTGTTCATTAATCAACCAGTACAATTCACTGGAACAGTCTTTGGTAATGTTCTAATCAATACAACATACTATATTAAAGAAATTATCACACGCACTACATTTACAATTAGTACTACTAGTGGTGGTTCAGTATTTACTTTAGCAACAGCAAGTGGTGAAATGTACATCAATCGTGTTGCACCAACAGCAATAGTTCTTCCAATATCAAATCGCAATGATAGTCAGGGTACATTTACAATGACTATTGATGATGATACTTGGGGAGTTATTGCTGGTGATCCAGAACTAAACATTAGTGCAACAACTCCAGTATGTTTTACTGGTCGTGTAAAAATAAGTTTCCCTAGTGTTGGAAGTCAACCAGCATATGATGAAAGTATTTTTATATTGTTCTTGATAGTATCAGATGGTGTGGTAAATTAAAATGTCAACAGTAAATGTAACAAACTCAATGACTGTTGCAAGTGTTAATGTTGATACTACAAATCAAACTGTAATTGGTGTTAATAGTTCACAAAATGTTGCTACAGTAAATGTTGAAGCAACTAATGATGTAACAGTTCAAATAAGCAGAACAGCAATTGGTACTGTTGCAAATGTATTAACAAGCAATTATGCCAACTATGCAGGTAATGTAGTTAATTCAGCACAACCTAATATTACAAGTGTTGGTACATTAACAAATTTAAGTGTCTCTGGTAATGTAACAGCAGGCAATGTACATTCAAGTACAGTATATGATCAAGGTATGCAAGTGCAAGGGTATGATTATGTACAAATGCAATTTAGCAATAGTGTTAATCTTCCTGTAAGTCCATATGATATAGGTACAGGATCATGGTTTTATTTAGATCCAGGTGGTGCAATATGGCAATCAAACACAACAGGTACACTCAAAACAGTTATATTAGGTAATGATGGTACTGTTAGTGCTAATGGTAATATTTCTACTAACAATAATGTTACAGCATTAAAATTCTATGCAGGTACAGGTAGTGATGAAACTCATGGATATGGATTTACTGGCGAAGATAATGCTGATACAGCAATATGTTTGTCTGATACAGATGAAATTACCATTTACAATAATGCTATTGAGACTTTAAGATTATATGCTAATAACAATAGTGAATTTTATGGTAATTTAAAAGTTGATGGATCTAGTGATTTAGGTAATGTAAGTAATGTAATTATTACTGGTGGAACAAATGGTTATGTATTACAAACAGATGGATCAGGTAACTTAAGTTGGACAGAACAAACAGGTGGCGGAGGTAATACAGGTAATGTAACTTTTGATAACCAAATTGTTATAGGTACTGGAGATATTAGTGGTGGCAGTGGATTATATTTGGCTCCAGGAAGTAATAGTTTAGCAAATTTACAATATCTCAGAGTACGTGGTGGTGATTATATTACACATATACATTTTGACACTGGCAATAATCAATTTTATGATCAATATTTTGGTGATGACAACAAGTATGTAAAACTTGAAGCAAATGGTAATATTGTAATTAATAGTAATGATTATATAGGTAATTCACAACAATGGGATTTTGGCATAGATGGTAATTTAACATTACCAAGTAATACAAGTAGTATTAATTATGCTAATGGTAGTCCATATGGTGGTGGTTTAGGTAACTTAATTGTATATGGTAGAACAGGGGGAATAAGTATTTCTACTGTTGGTGGTTTTATTAATGTTGTTGGAAGAACTGGCAACATATATGTTTATTTGTAAAAGGTTTTAGAAAATGTCAAATTATATTCCCATAATTGTTAATGCATCAGGTAACACTGGTACATTTGAAGAATTGCCAGTAGCCAGTAACTTAGATTTTACTGATAGTGGTATCGTCAACTTAGATGTAGGTAATTTACAAATACTTGGTGGCAATGTTGGCCAAGTATTAAGTACTGATGGTAGTGGTAATCTATCATGGGCTAATGGTGGTGCAGGTGGTGGAAATGTCTTTACTGATATAACAGTTAACAATAGTATATTGTTAAATGAAATTACATTAAGTCAAACAGGTAATTTACTTACAGCAGAAATAATTGTAGAACCAGTTAACACACCTGTACCAACTCAAACCGCATTAAGTTTATTAGTTAACTTTTCATCAAGCACTCAGGTACTTAATGATTTAGATAGTAGTGTTTTACCTACAACTGGAAGTGATTGGACATTATCAACTAATCAAACTAAATTTGGACTATTCAGTTGGTATAATACTAATAGTAATCCAAATAATAAATTTCAAATTAACACTATTAATCCAGGCACAATGAATAGTTCTAGTAACTGGACTATTGATATGTGGGTTTATTGCGAAAATGGTGCTAGTGGTGCAGGTAATCAAACATTAGTTAATGGAAGTTATTTCGGTGAAGGGCCAAATAATATTTGGTTAGGCCTTGATAATGGTGTACCAACAAATGGTACATTAAAATTTAAACCACAAAATAATGCTGGATCAACTTATACTATCGGTACAATGAATGGTCAAGGATGGTATCATGTAGGTATCATGCGTAGTAATGGAATTTTATATGGTTTATTTAATGGAACAATAGCACCAATTAGTGGTAACCCAAGTTATAGTTTTCCAAGTAATACATTAGAATTTTTAGGTGGTAGTAATCAAAATGCATTTGCTTCAGGATATGTAGATAATATTCGTATCAGTAAAACATTTGCATTGTTTGTTGATACTGATGGTACATATAGTTTACCAGTAAGCACAGATTATGATCCTAATGGTGATATTAATATATATACTCCTGGATCAACTATAAATGCATTACCTGCTCCAACTGGCATTAGTAATGGTAACACCAGTGCAACAATTGGTACAAGTAATGGCAATGTTGATTTTTATATTGATGGAACTTTAGCTGGTAATGTTGTTCAGTTTAATAGTGGATATTTAAATGGTGGTTTTGGATTTCAATCACATTTATTCGGTTATAATACTTCCGCAATGGAAGCGGCTAGTGGTGATTTATATTTCACTACATCGGGTGCTAATGCTCAAGTAAAATTTCTTGGAAATAGTACAAATTATATGAATGGTAGTACATATACTAATAGTTTATATATGGGGACAAATGGAGCAAACTATCATTTCCCAATTAGTGGTGGATCAGAAAATGGTCAGGTACTAACATATAATGTTGGTGGTGAATGTGTATGGAGTACAATTGATATTAGTGGTAATTTACTTGTAGATAGTATTACAGCAAATGATTTTGTTAAAACAGGAAATATTTTATTACAAAATGATGGATCAAATGTTGTAGAGGCAGTATTCTCAACACTTGAAGTTACTACAACTAATCTAGCAGTTACTACAGCAATAGATTTATTAATTAACTTTACACAAACAGGAGGTATTGTACAAAATGATAATGGTAATGTTAGTTTAACTACTGTTGGAATAGGTGGTCCTGTTAGTATTAATAACAATCAAACTAAGTATGGTCCATATAGTTGGCAATGTACTAATCCTAGTGGTGGTGGTTTTGGAAGATTAGTTGGAATAGATACAACTGGCTCTGGTATAGATTTTTCACTAATGAACACTAATGATAATTTTACTATTGATTGGTGGTTCTATCCACAGGGTGGTACAGCAACCAATCAAGTGCAAGTGATAATTCAGGGTAATCCAACAGATCAAAATCCTGCAACATTTGATCATTCAATATTAGGATTAAGATTATCAGGCGGAACTACTCCTGCAGTGCAATATCATGCTAATACATTAAGTTCTGGTACTAAAATTGACTATACTGGTAACGATGGAGATGGTTATGTTAATGGTCAATGGAATCATGCTGGATTATTAAAACTTGATGGTGTAACTTATGTTATGTTAAATGGACAATTATATAATGTAACTAATAAAGGTAATCCAACTTTTGTTAGTGACATATATTTGTTAGGTGGTGCAGATCAATATAATGCTGATGAAAGAGTTTTTGGTAGTGGTTGGATTACAAATATTCGTGTTAGTACAGAATATGCTTTGATTTTACCAATAGTTGATCATTGGCCAATTCCAGATAGTGAATATCTACTTGGAACATATGACTTACCAATAAGTACTGATTATGATCCAACTGGCAATATTGACACATATACTTTAACTCCATTAACAGGTAATGGATGGCCTAAGTTTCAAAGTTCAGGTTTTTATGATTGGCAAATTAATCCTTCAACATTGACACCAAGTCAAGCAGGTGTAGCAGTTCAGGTAAGTGGCAATATTGCATTACCATTAGCAACTGATTGTGTTAGTGGTGCAAGTTTTACATTTACTAATGATAGTAATAGTGTTGGTAATATAAATGCAACAGGTAGTGATTATATCTCTCACACACCCATATTAACATCATCAAATACTACAATCAAAATGTTTCCAGGTGAGACATTAACAATTGCATCAAGAGGTCCATCAACAACAGAATGGAACTGTTTAGGTGGTAGTGCATTGTTAAAATATCAACCACTATTAAGTATTGCAAGTCTAACAAGTACACAATTAACTTCAATAACAGGTGTACCAGGACAACTTGCAAGTGTAAGTGATAGTGCAGGTGGTGGTAATCCAAATGACATGTTAGCATTTTGGGACACAACGAATAGTCGTTGGAGTTATGTACATGATAATAGTGCGGTATGATAAAAGATCATTTACAATTACCAGAACCAAATGATGGACTAGTATTTTATTGTACTAACTCTAATGAATTTGATATTAGAGTGATACCAAATATAGGTGGCACTATTAATTTTTTAAATGTTAATGAAGCATACAAACAACCATCAAGGACTACAATGCAATATATTTGTGTTAATGGTAATCAATGGTTTACATTAGGATCAAATAGATAATGGAATTTAATCTTAAACAATTAAGTTGGATTGTGATTGGTGCAATTGCAATATGTGGTACTGGCTATATTAATATGACTAATAAGATTGAAGAATTAGACAAACGAACAGCAGTTATTGGAACTCAATTAGAACAGTTTCAAAAACAATTGGATCGTATAGAAGTTAAAGTTACTAAATAATTTAAAGGAAAATAAATGGACAAATTAATAGAAGCAATGAAAGTATACTTTGCTACAAATTTTCAATACTATGTAAAAAGTCATGGGTATCATGTAAATGTAACTGGTGCAGATTTCTATCAGTATCATAAACTTTTTCAGAAAGTCTATGAAGATAGCCAAACAAACATTGATAGTATTGCTGAAGAAATTAGGACCTTACAAGCAATTGTACCTTTCAGCCTTAACCGAATTATAAATTTAAGTCAAATAGATGATGCTGAGGACAAGCCAACAGGATTGGAAATGGTAAAGATATTATTAGATGATACCGAAATTGTTTGTGAAACTATTCGTGTTGCACGACAATTATGTGAAACAGAAAAGTGTTTTGGATTATTAAATTACTTAGAAGGTCGTTTAGACGATCATTATAGATTTCAATGGATGCTTCGTTCTACAATTGAATAAATAGTTTAGTAGATGATTACAAAATGCATAATGATCATCCTTTAAAATAAATGTCTAGATAGCCAAATTTAGACCATCTGTAATCATCTACTTTTTTTTA